GATAAACCAAAGCTTCCAGAGTAGACAATAAGTACAGCCCACCAAAATTCTTGTGGAGCTGACTTCAGTATCTCAAAACCTTTTTCCATCCATGGCTGTGTAGTTGGCCAGAATATTGCTAAAAATATTATTGTAATTTTTATAGTTAATACTTCATCCTTAATACTAGATTTAGAACTTCGTATTTGTTCTATACTTACATTGGCCTCTGCTTCAATTTCTTTTGCCCTAATGACTTTCTTCTTCTCAATCGAATGGTTTATTGCTGAAACTGTTTTATCAGCGATAATCCGAGTGAGTGGGTTCTTCATTAAAGGCAAAATGAAATTTAACATTATCTTCTTTTCTTTGCTGTTTTGCTAGCTCGTCTAAATTGCTTCGCTGTTGGAGCACCTTTAGTACCAGGCTTTCTCATGCTTTCGCCACTGCCAGATTTTATTCGCTTACGCTTCGCATGAATATTGGCGTAAAGACCACGCTTTGCCATTATTTCATACCTCTAGCTTTTTTGATTTTTCTTTTTAAAGAAGATGGCAAAGTCTTTTGTTTTCTTGTTAGCTTTGGTCTTCCTTTTTTTGAACCATAGGTTCCTTTACCCATCGGCATAGTTTTCTCCTTCCCACCTAATTAGGTGTTATTTATATTGCGTTTGATTGTTTAACTTTATTTTCGACATCTGCTCTAAAAGCACTATCTGTCGTATATCTTGGGTCATTGATGTCGGCTAACATTTCGCCAACAGACCTGTAGCCCACATTTGCTTCAGCTTTATTCCCACTAAATAAATTTGGTTCATTATTATTTTGAGAATATTTAGCTTGAACACCAGCAATAGCTAATTGAGCTTGTTCTAAAGAACCATTATCTATTGTGTTGTTAAAAGCTTTTATTTCTTCTGGAGCTAAATTCTTTGAAGCCCAGCTTACCATTTCTGTATACTGTTCTTTACCTCCAACAGTAGACATAATTGAGTTAGCTTTCTGTTCAGCCATAGCTTGTTGTCCAGAAATATAAGCATCAACTACTTCTTTTGTTAATCCGATATTTGATAATTCATCATAACTTGTATTTGATAGCTCACCTTTATCTGCATATTCTTGATAAAACTTATCTAATTGACCAGATTTATTTTCTACCTCTTTAGGCTCCTGGATTTTAGTTTCAGTTTTTTCATTTTCAAAAGACTTATCTTCTGCTCTTTCAGAAAGTTTATTCTCTAGTGCACCATAAGCTTTAGCTAATTCTTCTGCATTAGAAAATTTTTCTGGAAGCCATGAAGGTCTTTCATTAGAAGTCTCTGTAGTTTGAGCTTCTTGTGTGCTTGGTTCGTCTTGTTGTTTTGATTGCTCTTCAAGTGAAGGATTAGGTTCACCTTGTGCAATTTCTATTTTATCAACCATTTATAATTCTCCTATTGGTTTTGATTTGCGATTGTTTCTCCTAAAGATTTAGGAGGTATGTTCCCTGCAATTTTCTCACCTGCTCTCATCATCGCTGATTGTTGTTGCTCATCCATCATCGCTTGTTGTTGAGCTTGTTGTTCAGCTTGTAAGTCTTCTTCAGTTCTGATTAGACCTTTTGTTTCAATACCATCTGCTGTAGCTAATCTTTTAATAGCTTCAGTGACATTTACATATTTAGCAATACTTTCAGCACCAAGAGTGCCAGCCAATGTTTGTAAAAATTGAATAAGTCTATTTCTATCTGTTGTTCTTCCTAAAGCTTCTATTCCAGTTATAACTTTTGGAAATACAATTCCTTTAGGAAGTTGAGGTAATTTTTTTGTTTTGTTTAATACTGATAATTTTCTATTAACAAAAGGTAATTGAAACTCTTGAGATAAAATTCCATAAATACCACCCAGGCTGTCTTGTAATTCCTGCGCAGTCATTCTTACTTCTTCTGCTGTAGTTCTTTCACTATCTCTAACAACTGAAGCATTTAATAAAAATACATAAGATAATCGTTGCTCAATCTTCATCATTGTTTCTTGAGCTACTCTAAAATCTGGAAACTTACCTACTTGTAATACTGATACATCATTAGCATTACCTTCAATAATTGAACCATTTTCACTTTCAGCTATTGCTTTTGCTCTAGTAGTTCCATTAGGAGCTACCATAAATAATGTTTTTGCAGATGCAGAAGAACCTTCTACTATTGCTTTAGTTAATCCTTCCAGAGATATGAGGTCTCCAAGATGTTCCTCAACATAGCTACGACCATAGCTTTCGCTATCAACTCGTATCATTCTTAAAGGAATATAAGGTGAATTATCTAATTTATATTCACCATAGCTTTCTGGAATTTTAATTCCTTTTACTTCTTGGTGAACAACAAATTTGTTTTTATCTCTTTTAACACAAGTATATAAATCACAAGTACCATCTGTTTTGTAATCTCTAATTTGTTGGTTTAACAGTTCTGTTATGTTGTCTGGTAAAGCTGAAAAATGAATACTTTCTTTTGTAATTATTTCTAAAACATTACCCATTGGGTCTCTTTGAATAATGTATTGTGATAGTGGGAATACTCTTAAACCTTCTTTGCCTACAAATAATAATGTATTACCACCAACAATTAAATGTTTAAGCGCTTCAAATACAGCTACTCTGTCATTAGACATTTCTATGTCATCCATAACAGCTTTCTCTATTTGAACTAATCCACTATCAATTTGAGTTCTTAAATTTTCATCTTCTTCTAATTCTCTTACTTTAAAATTATCTATGTTTAATCTGAAGAATGGAGCATTTGGAGGTAATAATGATAATAATAATTTAGATGCGAGATTATTTACTCCTCTTGCTCCAATACCTTGATAGGTAGTTTGAAATTCTTCTGAATAGGTAGAGCCATCTTCTGGTATCAGAGTAGGAATAGTTAATTCTGAACAATCTCTTGCTCTCTCAAGATACATTTCTCGTTCTTGAGCTTTTGAATTATATCTACTTTCTAAAGTCTCACCTTGGTTTATAGAACCATCGTACTGTTTTTTCATTTATTATAGACCACCAATAATTGGTATTCGTAAATTAGATGAACCAGTTCTCTTCCTGTCGTAAGAAGAAGCTTTATTCATGCTTCTACCTTCTGCCTCGGCAAATCCTGCAGGTCTCGCACTACCTTGTGTTTTTTGTGTCACTGGTGGTGGACTTGTAGGAGCTGGGTCTGGCATTGGTGGAGGACTGGGAGCTTTTACACTAACACACATTATTTTTTCTCCATTATATTTTCAGATTGCTCTTTTTGTTTTTGAATTAAAAATCGAACAACACTTCTTTGTCCAATTCTGTAGTACATTTCCTTCGGCTCCATATTTATATCTGGAGTTCTCTCTGGAAAATATTGGTCTAATGCCTTTAACAAGTCATCTGTTAGGACTGGTAAAGGAATATTGTTATCTTTTTCGTTCATATATCTAAAGTGTCCTTTTGTTGGTTATGAATAATCTCTATCTAAAATCATTTTTAAGTAATGAATTGCTTTCTTAATGTCTTCTTCTTTGCCTTTGTATGGATGTCTGCAAATGTATTTGATTGCGTTTCCTTCTGCGAATGGAAGTTTGTTTTCGTTTATAAAGTAAGCTGGTTGCACCTTCATTTTAGAATAATGATTGCCACCTTCTTGGTACTTTAAACTTTCAAATAAATCTTTGTTTGTCATCTTTTGTTTCTGTTTCGATACCATTGTTCCCATCGCATTTTTTCTCTATCTCTTTTAATATCTAGCCATACTGAAATAAGGCCTACTGAAGCTCCTCCAAGTATAATTAAAGAAATATCTCTGATTAAATTTTCCATAATATTGGCTTCTCCTTTTTATTATCCCAATCAGATGCTCTTAATATTCGAGCTAATCTTGCTTGAGTAAGTGCATAATCTAAATCTAATTTTTGTTTTTTATATTCAGCAACAACAGCTTCCCACATTTCTGGTAAGTCTTTTTTATTTGCTAAAACTCTTGAAGCTTTGACACCTCCAATTGTTGGACATCCACCAAAACCATCTGTTAAATCTCCTACTAATGTTTGATACATAAAATTATAATTAGCAGTTTTCTCATCAACTACTTCTGTACTGTCATCATGTAAAAAATGATGGATACCAGGAATAGTTCTCATATCTTTGTCGCCTGATAAAACTACAATTTTATCTTTGTTGCCTGGTTTA